GCCTGCGGAAACATCCGCTCAAATCAGTAACTCAACCAATGGTATCGAACCTCCTCGTGCATTGGTATCATATAAACAATCTAAAGATGGTGTTATGGCACAAGTTGTTCCTGGCATCCATCATCTTAAGAATAAGTATGATTTACTATGGGATCAGAAGTCTCCCGAAGGTTATCTGAAAATTTGTGCTATTCTACAGAAGTATATCGATCAGGGTATCTCTGTTAATACATCATATAACCCTGAGAACTATGATGACCACAAAGTACCTATGTCAGAGATGATTAAACACTTGGTGATGTTCTATAAGTATGGCGGTAAACAACTATATTATTTCAACACATTCGACGGTGCCGGTGAAATGAAGGAAGATCCTATCATCACCAACGATTCAGTTTCTGATGATCTGAGTGATGAAGAAGATTGCGATAGTTGTAAGATTTAAGGGAGTAATATGTCAACATTTAAAATTAGAACTAAACCCCATCTAGAATCAAATATGTTCTTTGATGGTAGCGTGGACATTGCACGATATGATGTAGTTAAGTATCCTCAGTATGAAAAGATTACAGATAAACAACTTGGATTCTTTTGGCGTCCAGAGGAAGTTGACTTGTCTAAGGATCGTTCAGACTTTCATGCGTTGAACAAACACGAACAACATATCTTCACTTCTAATTTAAAACGACAGATTCTATTAGATTCAGTACAAGGTCGCAGTCCCAACTTGGCGTTCTTACCCATCACATCTATCCCTGAGATGGAGACTATGGTTGCAACTTGGGCTTTCTTCGAGACTATTCATAGTCGCAGTTATACTCATATCATTCGTAACGTATACGCAAATCCCTCTATCGTATTTGATCAGATGCTCAGTATCAAAGAAATCACAGACTGTGCAGGAGACATCTCCAAGTATTACGATGAACTGATCGAAGCTTCGAAATGGAATGATTTGTTGGGTATTGGTACGCACAAGGTAAATGGAAAAGACGTTGTAGTTAACTCATATGAACTAAAGAAGAAACTATTCCTCTGCATGATGTCCGTTAATATCCTAGAAGGCATTCGTTTCTACGTATCCTTTGCATGTTCATGGGCGTTTGCAGAGTTGAAGAAGATGGAGGGTAATGCAAAGATTATCAAACTTATCGCTCGTGATGAGAATACTCACCTTGCAGCGTCTACCTCTATTATTAAAAACCTATTGAAAGAAGATTCTGATTACGAAAAGATTCGTGTAGAGACAGAGTCTGAAGTCCTTGAAATGTTTAAACAAGCTATTGAACAAGAAAAAGAGTGGGCACAATACTTGTTCAAAGATGGTTCTATGATCGGACTAAACGAGAAACTTCTATGTGACTATATAGAATGGATAGGTACTCGGAGAATGAAAACTGTCGGTTATACATCTCCGTACCATGTCCCTCAAGCGAACCCATTACCATGGACAGAGCGTTGGATCTCTGGCGGTAATGTTCAGGTCGCTCCTCAGGAGACTGAATTGAGTTCATATATAACTGGAGGTGTCAAACAAGACGTTGACGCTAACACATTTAAGGGTATGAGTTTATGAAGATTATTATGTACACAAGGACTAATCCTCCTTGTCCGTTCTGTAAACAAGCTAAACAATTTGCAGAGAATAAAAAGATTACATTTGAAAATATTGATATTGGTACAGATATTAGTGTACAAGAGTTTCAAGAGAAATTCCCATCAGCACGTTCTGTCCCACTAATTCTAGACAATGACGTTATTATCGGGGGATTTAACGAATTCTGTAATTACGTATTATCAAAAGAATTAGGAGAGATGTCTATATGACCAGAAAAGCATTTGAATGCGTTGAATGTGGTACTGAGTATACAGTCGTTTATGATGCTGAAGAATCACTAACCACACCAGCACATTGTCCATTCTGTGGAGAGATCGCATCAAGCGAAGATAAGTCTCGTGGGGATGATGATGAAGAATACTGGGATGAATAAATAAGTGTGGTTATATAATGGGCAAGAAGTAACTGATATCGAAGAAAAATATGTAGCATTCGTCTATCTTATCACGAACCTTACGAACAACCGAAGGTACATTGGTAAAAAACTAACCAAGTTCAGTAGAACTAAAACGGTTAAAGGTAAGAAGAAGAAGGTTAAGATAGATAGCGATTGGCAAACATATTGGTCATCCTCTGAGGAGGTCAAGAAAGATGTAGTAGAACTAGGGGAACATAATTTCCGCCGAGAGATTCTGCATTTCTGTATCTCAAAAGGAACAAGCACTTATCTTGAAGCGAAAGAACAGTTTGCTAATGAGGTTTTAGAACATCCAGAATTGTGGTATAATGGCCATATACAATGTAGGGTTCATAGGAACCATTTGAAATTTGAGAAATAGAATATGTTAGAAACAATATGCGATGTGATGGTTGACGCTTACAAGCGTAACTGGATTACCAGTCGTGATGGTAATGTAAGTATCCGTCACCACGATAGAGACCACTTTTATATCACTCCTAGCGGTGTACGTAAACAAACTCTACAACCCGATCAGTTCAAGAAGATTGGCATCTACGGCGATGATTGGGATGAACAATCTTATACCGACATTAGTTCTAATCTAAACCCATCTGGCGAGATCCCATTACACTTCGGATTGCAAAAGAACATGGGACAACATTCCCACGATGTTCGTGTAGTAGTCCATGTGCATCCCACTTATTGTATCGCCGCAATGCATGCCGGTATCGATCTAAGTACAGTTAGCGATGCGTTCCCAGAACTAAATCGTTATACTCGTGTCGCACCTAATGTCGGAGACGTTCCTCCTATCAGTCAGGAACTCGCTGATCGGTGTCATGAAAATCTGCAACTGGACAAAGAGGGTAACATCGCATACGACATTGTGGGTATCAAGGGACACGGTGTCGTAGCAATTGATACTAGTCCATGGCGTGCATACGAACATATCGAACGTCTAGAACACATTTGTAAAATAGTATTAGCATCTGGTAAATATTAATACTAATGTAGTACTTGCAAAGTGTAGGAAACTACTGTATAATAGCATTATTGACACTTGAAATATACTCATGATTATACTTGACTACAACCAAATCGCTCTAAGCAACGTTATCGTACAAAAACTCGGCGAAGAAGATATGATTCGCCACATGATCCTCAACTCCATTAGATTATACAATAAGAAATTCGGACCAGAGTATGGTCAGGTCGTTATTGCATCTGATGGTAAGAACAGCTGGCGACGTGATGTGTTCCCTCAATATAAGGGAGTGCGTAAAAAGAAACGTGACGAATCATCCGTAGACTGGGGTGAGATCTTCCGCATCATGGATACGGTTCGCAACGAACTCGCCGAATACTCCCACTACAAAGTACTAAACCTTGATGGATGTGAAGGTGATGATATCATCGGTGCATTGGTAGAAAATACTCAAGAATTCGGTAAACATGAACCAGTCATGATCGTATCATCGGATACCGATTTTGTCCAGTTGCATCGATACGGTAACGTCAAACAATACTCCCCCATTCAAAAGAAATTTGTTACCGAGAAGAATCCCAAGTCATACTTCTTTGAACACGTTATCCGTGGTGACTCTGGTGATGGTGTACCCAACATTCTATCAGGTGATAATGTTCTAATGGATGGTATTCGTCAGACACCCATCAGTGCGAAGAAACTTGAAGAGTGGATCCGCCATGCAGAAGACCTGAAATCTGTTATGCCTGAGGATGTGTATCGCAACTATCAACGAAATAAGAAGTTGATTGATTTGTCAGAAATGCCAAATGATATCAAAGAGAAAATTATAAATACATATGAAACTTATAAAACTCCTCACAAAACGAGATTCATGAGTTATCTTATAAAGAAACGATGTAAACTACTAATTGAATGTATAGAGGAATTCTATTAAATGGCAAAAATCCTAACGATTCATGAAATTCTTACTCTGGTGCAAGCAGCACCAAATAAAGAAGCTAGAGTCGAACTAATTAAAAAACATAACTGCCTTGCATTGAGAGATGTATTAAAAGGTGGATTGGACGATAGTATCACTTGGATTCTACCGCCTGGATCACCTCCGTATCGCAAAGATAAAGAGCAGCCGGTCGGGTTGTCATACTCAACATTACACAAACAAAGTCCCCGTCTAAGATACTTCATCGCCGGAGGACCAGGAGAACGTTTGGCTGCCGCTAAACGTGAAAAACTTTTCATTGAGATCTTAGAATCTGTCCACCCAACAGAGGCAGAACTTTTGATCGCGATGAAAGACAAACAACTCAAGAAGTTGTATCCGTGCCTAACCAAGTTATTGGTCAAGGCTGTTTTTCCCAATTTAATTGTGAAATAATAATAGGAGGGCAGGAAATACTATTCGTTATGAAAGTTTATTAACTCGAGAACAGGAGAACCTATGCCAAGAAGTCAAGTTGAAAGATTACGTCGAGATTCGAAAGAACTATCGCACTATATCCAAAGGCTTAAAAAAGAAGGCAATCAACAGAAGGTTTACACTATGCTTAAAAAACGTGAATTTATCGAGAGACAATTATCTGACATGGAGGAGTATTCCTAACGGCAATTTAATAGTTGCAAAGATCCTCGGACTATGGTATAATATGTTATAGTCTGAGGTTTCTACCCATTTATATCATGAACATTTTCTATCTAGATCAAAATCCCAAATCCAATGCTGAACAGCATTGCGACAAACATGTAGTCAAGATGATTCTTGAGTACGCACAATTACTATCTACCGCTCATCGTGTCCTCGATGGTGTAGAAACAGTAGCGCTGACCGCATCAGGTCGAAAACAAAAAGTATGGAAACTAGAAGATCGTTCACTTGATTCTGCTTTGTATAAAGCGACTCATATGAATCATCCTTCTGCTGTATGGGCACGTAAGTCATATAAGAACTATGTGCATCTGCATCAATTATTCTATTACTTGTGTAAAGAGTACACCAAGCGATACGGCAAGATCCATTCCACCGAAAGATTGATGGGTGATCTGTATGCTCCTCCAGTCAATATCGATACTAAATCACCTTTCACCGAACCGCCTCCTGCGATGCCGGAATACTGTAAGGTTCCTGGAAACTCCG